TCGCATACGACTACTGGACAGAAGACGGCGCAACTGATTCGGTATAATTTGGAGATAGTAAATGTCTTCTAATATTGCTGATTTTAGGGCAAGTTTCAAAGGCGGAACAAGACCGAATAGATTCAAGGTTACTGGAACCATTCCCGGTTCCAATGATACATCAACCTTTCCCGGAGGTCCAGTTACCAAGGGTGATGGTGATGTATCTCCTATGTCCTTTCTTGTTAAAGCAGCATCTATGCCTGCTGCCACAATCGGTGAAATTGTAGTTCCGTTTCGAGGAAGAGGTTTAAGAATTCCCGGTGATAGAATTTTTGAACCTTGGACATTTACAATACTAGATGAAATTGGTGGATTGCGTGAAAAATTAATTAAGTGGGGAGATAAAATAAACTCTCATGTTGAAAACTTGACTGAAGATCCAAATCAAAATGATGATAAAGCACAATGGACTGTAGAGATGCTTAATTTGAAAGATGATACATCAATAAGAACGGTTACGCTTCATAATTGCTGGCCTCTTTCAATAAGTTCTATTGAATTATCAATGGATGTTGCGGATTCTTTAAGTGAGTTTACATGTACAATTGCATATGATTTTTGGACTGGTGATGGTGCTGCTGGGCCAGCAGCAGATGGTGGATCCGCTCCATTGACGGCATAATAATCATTATAAATACTATGTGAAGGTAATAACACAAAGGGAAATATATCATGCCAATAGACTTTTTTGGTTTTCAACTTGGAAAGAAACAGAAAGACTCTGGTAAAGAATCAGAGTCTGTGAAGTCATTCGTCGCTCCTGAAAGTTATGATGGAACTTATACTGTAGAAGCAGGTGGTATTCTTGGAACCTATATTGATTTTGCTGGTTCCATTAAAGGTGAAAATGAATTAATAAACAAATATCGTGGACTTGCATTATATCCAGAATGTGATCAAGCAATTCAGGACATTGTGAATGAATCGATTGTTATGGATAATACTAAAAAATGTGTTGGTTTAAATTTAAACACGATTAATTTATCTGACAACATTAAAAGTAAAATTCAAGTTGAATTTGATAATATACTTAAACTATTGGATTTTAAAAACAAAGCACAAGATACTTTTAGAAGATGGTATGTCGATAGTAAACTTTATTATCATATTCTAATCGATGAGAATGATCCCTCGAAGGGAATTCAAGAACTTCGTGCAATAAATCCAACTATGATAAAGAAACTGAGAAAAGTAAATAAACAACAGCAAACATTAGGAAATAATGCAGTTCCTATGGTGAAGAACGTAGAAGAATTTTTCATCTACAAAAACACAGATAAAGATTCAATATACCAGACATCCACACAGGGAGTTAAAATACACCCTGATTCTATATGTTATGTTCATTCTGGTATGGTAGATACTACCACTAAAAGAGTAGTTGGATATTTACAAAAAGCAATTCGTCCGATGAATATGCTTCGACAAATTGAAGATGCTGTTGTAATCTATAGAATTTCAAGAGCGCCTGAACGAAGAATATTTTATGTTGATGTTGGAAACCTTCCAAAGCAAAAAGCAGAACAATATCTTCGTAGTATTATGAATCGTTATAGAACTAAAATGGTTTATGATCCATCCACAGGTGAAACGAGAGATGATCGAAATCACTTACATATGCTTGAGGATTATTGGCTACCAAGACGAGAAGGTGGTAGAGGAACAGAAATTACCACACTGGATGGTGGACAAAACCTCGGTGAAATGGAAGATGTAGATTATCTTCTCAAGAAGGTATACCGATCTCTAAATGTACCAGTGAGTAGAATGGAACCAGAAAATGGTTTCAATATGGGAAGAAGTGCAGAGATCACAAGAGATGAAGTTAAGTTCTTCAAATTCATAGAACAACTAAGAACTAAATTTGCAGTTGTTTTTGTATCTTTACTCAAGACTCAATTGATACTTAAAGGTATATTAACCGAAGAGGATTGGAAGAGCATAAGTCAGGATGTCGGATTTACTTGGACTCAAGATTCTTACTTCAGTGAACTCAAAGAAACTGAGATTATGAAGGAGAGACTTGATCTGTTAAGCCAGATGGAAGACTATATAGGTAGGTACTATTCTACGGAATGGATCAAGAAAAATATATTGCGTCAATCCGAAAGAGAAATGGAAGAAATGCAATCACAAATAGAAAATGAAAAACAATCTGGTGAAATACAATCAGAGGATGAAATGATGGGAACAGGAGAAGAATACTAATGGAAGACAATACAAAAAATATGTTTTCATCTCTTATGGATGATGATCCAAATGCATTTAAGAATGCATTTGATGTTGCAATTAAAACTAAACTTGCAGACAAGTTTTCTGAAACTACAAAAGAAGTTTCTAGTAGTATGATAGCACCCACTGAAAACGATTCAAATGATTCAGTGGAAGAAGCATACGGAAGAAGTGGAGCAAATTCTTATATTTTCAAGACTCCGATGGATGCTAAAAAGTTTCAAAAAGCAGCATTGAACGCTGGTGCGAATAAAAGAATTGTCAATGTAAAGGGTAAGGAAGTCTCAATTGGAGATATTGCAGACAGTGATGTAGAAGAAATGCTTTACTTTATTGCGAAAGATATGAAAGCAGAAATAAAAGAAAATGTAGACGATTCTTCAATCATCAAAACTTTACAGAACATCATCCTCTCAGAAGAACCAATTCGATTTAAATTAAATGATGGTTCTGATGTTAAAATAACATTACCAGAGGCGAAAACTCTTGTCAAAGCACACGATAATCTAAATATAAGTAATCAACAAACTATGAGAAATTCATTAATAGAATCAAAGAACGAATTTGATAAAATAATGAATTTCTCTAATAAGATCCAATAGAGGAATTCCGATGTCTACAAAACAAATTATTGATAAGATATTAGATGAAAATCTTTTCGGTGCTAAAGAGTCAATTATGAATGAACTCTATAGTAAGGTTTCTGCATGTTTGACTGAAAAGAAAAAAGAAAAATATGCAAAGGTAACTGATAAAGATGATGACGGTGAAGGATTAGATCCTGTAGATGCCGAAGATGATGATATTGATAATGATGGTGATTCCGACGAATCAGATGAATATCTTAAGAATCGTCGAAAGGTTGTGAAGAAAAAGGTTGAAGAAAAATTTCTTCAGATTAAAGAAGCACAGCAACTAGACGAGATTCCTTTTCTTGCACCATTAGCAATGGGTGCAGTAAAAGCAGTTGGTGGTAAATTATTAGGTGGTGGACTGAAGAAACTAGGTGGTGGTTTACTCAAGAAACTAGGTGGTGGACTGAAAGGTTTGTTGGGTAAAGGAAGAAGTCTTGTCAAGGGTGCAATGTCAGGAGGTAGAGCATATGGCGCACAAACAGCAGGAGGTGGAGGAGGTGGTACTACCCACACACACGAAGACGCTGAGAGTGGTCCAGACATGATTTATGGTATGGAAAAAGACAAGTATATGAAACTTACTGACGAACAAAAAGATAAGATTCGAGCAAAATACCACAGAGAAAAACGAGAAATGGAGAATACCCAGAAATGAAACTCATCACAGAAATGATTGAAGACATTCAGTACCTTGTCGAAGAAGACAAGGACACTGGTAAAAAGAACCATTTCATTCAAGGTATCTTTATGCAAGCAGAGCAAAAGAACCGCAATGGTAGAATTTACGAAAGAAAAATTCTAGAGAATGAAGTAGGAAGATATAATAAAGCATTTGTAAATAAGAATCGTGCTTTAGGTGAATTGAATCATCCAGAAGGTCCAACAGTAAATCTTGATCGTGTTTCACATATGATCAAAGATCTCAAATTTGAGAATAATGATGTAGTTGGTAAGGCTAAACTTCTCGATACTCCAATGGGAAACATCGCAAAGAATCTTGTAAGTGAAGGCGCACAACTTGGTGTGTCTTCCCGAGGTATGGGTTCTCTTGAAGAGAAGAATGGTGCAAAGTATGTGAAGGATGACTTCATGCTTTCCGCTGTAGACATTGTTGCTGATCCTTCTGCTCCTAGTGCCTTTGTAAATGGTATTATGGAAGGGAAAGAATGGATCTGGGACAATGGTGTTCTTCATGAAAAGGACATCAACGAATATTATAAACAAATCAAAAACACTTCAAGTAGACAACTTGAAGAAAACGCAATAAAACTATTTGAAAATTTCTTGTCAAAACTTTGACATTTATAAATAAATGATGATTAGATGTAGTCTAACAAAGGAGAATTTCCACAATGGAAGATAATAACACATTAGATCAGGTAGTAGAAAATACAGAAAACTCTAATGCTGAGTCTTCATTTGTGGACTCTATTGCCAATTTCATCTCTAAAAAACATGGGACAGAAGAAATGAACAAAACATACAGTATCAATGAAGCAGATGCGGGTGTAGTCAATGCGAAAGATGAAGAGGATAAAGATCTTTATCAGGACGCAGAAGGTAAACACGCTAAAATTGACACAGACGAAGGTACAGAAGGTCAAGATAAGAAAAATAAGGCTACTATTGCCGCTAAACCTTCTGCTGCTTCCGCAAAACAAGAACAAGCACTCTCTGCACTCTTTGACGGTGAAGAACTTTCAGAGTCCTTCATGGATAAGGCTTCCACAATCTTCGAGGCTGCCATTAATGAGCGAGTCGCAGAAATGGAAACTGAAATTCGTGAACATTATGAAAAAGAACTTACTGTTCAGGTAGAAGGTGCAATCTCTGAACTTTCTGAAAAACTTGATGACTATCTTGGATATGTTGTTGAAGAATGGATGAAAGAAAATGAACTCGCTGTGGAACGAGGAATTAAATCAGATGTAACTGAAAACTTCATGAATGGTTTGAAAGAACTCTTCGAGAAGTGTTATATTGATATTCCAGAAGAGAAGTACGAACTTCTTGATGGACTCTTCGAGAACAACGAAGTTTTAGAGAACAAGTTGAATGAAGAAATCACAAAGAACATGGATCTTCGAAAAGAAGTAATCGCACATCGTTGTGGTGAAGTCTTCATGGAACAAGCACACGGTCTTGCCGATACTGAAATGGAAAGACTTGCCTCTCTCGCAGAGGGTATTGAATTTGAAGATGAAGATCAGTACAGAGAAAAACTTTCCGTATTGAAGGAAAGTTATTTCAGCAACACTCCTGTAGCAGAGTCACATGTAAGTGATGATGTTGCAGAGAGTCCGTCCAATAACCAAGAACTACTTGCAGAAGAAGGCAGCATAATGGGTAATTATGTGTCTGCGATTGCAAGACATAATAGAAAAATTTGACATTTCTAACAGGAGAAACAAACAATGTCAGAATTACACAACACAACACAACCATATGATCAATTGGTAGAAAAGTGGAATCCAGTCCTCGGACACGGTGATCTACCTACCATTGAAGATTCATATAAAAAGAAAGTAACTGCCTGTCTTCTTGA